ACTTCTCCTAGCACAGAGTAACCTCCAGCGATCTGCTCGTTGAGCGTTTTGACAGCCTTGCCAATTTCTTGAGAAGAATAAACACGTTGGTTTGCATTGCGAATGTCGCCCTGAATGCAAATACCGTTTAAGTGTAGCGACTTTTTACCGTCGCTACCTTCTTCGCTCTCCAAGACAATCTTAGCCTGGTCATAACTCAAATGTTCTGCTAGTGATAATCTTTTCACCTAAGTTTCCTCTTATCGACGGCCACGGAAAAGGCTTTGCTTGTTATCAGCGTTTTCGCCAGCGCCTTTCTTTTCTGCGCCATGTCCTGGCTCTTTTGTAGAGAAAGCATTACCTGCTTTAGCGCCTGGAACGTTGATATTACCTGCATTTTCTTCTTTTGGCTTGTTACCTGCTAATCCGCCTGCTGTGCCTTTTGAAGAACTATCTTCTTTGCCACCTAGGATGTTAGCAGTTGTACCGCCCATGTCGTTTTTGCCAGCTACAACTGAAGTAGTACCGTCAGCTTTTTCGCCTTGGCCTTTCTTTTCAGCACCGTGACCAGCTGGAACTTTTTCTACGTACTCACGTACTGTTTCAAGTTCAAAGCTTTCTTCTTCTGGTTGCTCTTCAGCACCCATTTCGTCACCACCGTCAAATTCACCTTGTTCTTCTTCTGAACCTGTTAGTGCATCAAACTTAGCTTGTAGCTCGTCAATGATGTCACCTAGGTCTTGCATGATTTCTTCTTCTGACTCGTCACCTTCTGGGCTTTCTTCGTCGCCTAGTTCAGCTTCTAAGTCATCACCGGCGTCACCGCCAAATTCGTCACCAGCTTCTGCAGCGATGTCTTCGAAGTTTTCGTCAACTTTGTCTTCGTCGTCTTTATCTTCATCAGATGATTCTTCAACTTCTTCGTCATCTTCATCTTTGTCATCTGTTTCTGCAATTTCTGTTTCGATTAATTCTTCGTAGATTTCGCGTGATTTTGCTACTACGTATTCGTGGAACAATTCTTCTGCTCCTGATTGATCTTCATTAACTAGACGCTCTAGCATCTGGCTTAATAATTTGTTATCTGCCATGTTGTGTTCTCCTTAATTGGTATGGTTAGGCTGTAGTTTTATTTACTACGTAGATTAAAAAACTCCGTTAAATGGTACTTTTTTGAACCATTTGATTAGAATATATAGTACCGGGAAATTTTCTTTCAAAGTCCTCAATACTTATATGACTTAGGTTTGGTAGCAAAGGTCCAAGTTTATCTGGAATAAATGCACCGGGTTCTATTACCCTAAAGAACTTGATGTGTCTAAATTCTTTAATAACTTTTTCTGTTTGACTTAGCCAGTTACCGTGGTAAGTTGCTGCATCTGCACTCTTTTTATAGTTAAATGTGTCAGCATACACATTGTTAAATTTACCGTTAAGTCCTTGAAAATCAAAGCCTAAAATGTAAATTTCAGCATGCCGATTAGTGGCTGCAAACCATAATGCTGTTGGTCCTGAGCTCCATCCCTTATGCGGGCTAAAGAAGTTTATATTTGTTTTAGTACTAATTCCTTTGTTAGGATTAGTCCATACTTCGTGTGAGTTGTGATACCCTGCTGCAATAATTTCGTTAACCATTTTAACGTCAACTGCTACTAGATAGTGGGGATCAAACTCTCTATATTGAGCGTTACATCCGTACACAACACCCGTAGATAATAACTTAGTAGGATCAATTGCTAGTCTGCTACGACCGTTGCCTAGTACAAAAGATATACTGCTATTTCTATTGCTAGGTGGGGTAACGTCAGTAATTGTGTTACTGTTTCGATCTATATTTTCTGTTAGTTCTTGCGGGAGGTTTTTACGCAGGTGCTTCTTGCTCAATTGGAGTACCGTACATTTGTTGAATAAAACCCAGCTCCGATTGGCTTTCTGCTTCGTGCGCTTCGGCCTGTAATCTTAATTGGTTGATTTGGCGAAGGGTTAAACGAATTTTGCGAGTGTCGCTTTTTTCAACAACAGAACTATCTTTTTTGTTGTCGTATCGGCGATCGACTGCAAAGTCGTTATTATTATCGTTAAAGTAAATGAATTCACGTAGAAGCATAATGTATTTATTACGGAGCTGGCTGTTCTGCCGCTGCCGCATCTCCTTCTGTGCCCATTTCTGCGGCTGCTGCCATATCGTCTGGTGCTTCGGCTGTCTGTGCGCCTAAATCTGCTGATATTCCTCCAGGAGTGATTCCAGCGGATCTCATTTCACCTGATGCATCTGTAGGACTTTGTAGAGTGTTACCATTTTCTTCTCTCCACAATGTTTCGTTTTCTGTAATTTCTTCTTGTGTAAGTCCTAGGTAACGCTTCATAGCAAAACGTTTACTCATATGTGGAATTTCTTGTAACTGTGCAAATACGCCTACTCGAGTAGTATCTAATTCTGCTTGGCGATAAGCTGCAAAGTTTTGCGGTGGATTAAATTTAAGTTCAAATAAACTTGAATCAATATTAATACCTTGTGCTTGCATCCACATCTTAAATTCAAGATCAAATGTTTCAACTACCATAGACTGTAATCGTTCACAGTACTTGTTGAAGCGCAATTCTTGAATATATGCTGTACCTACTTTACCATCAGCAACTGTGTTGCTAGCTTCTTCAATACCTGTAGGCAAGTAAGCACTTGGAATACGTAGCGCACGGAATAGCTTATTGGTAAAGAAACGTAGATCTGTAATTTCACCTAGGTTTGTACCGCCTGGTAGTGTTTCTACTTTACTTCCACGACCTTCTGCTGTCTGTGGAAAGAAATAATCTTCGTTAACTGATAATGGATTGTAACTTGAATCAACTACGTTGGCACCACCGCCACTAGCACTTGGAATACGTCTTTGTTGAATTTCATTTTTAACACGTTCAACAAAAGCCATAGCCATGTGTGCTGGCATATTACCTACGTCAACGTAGAAAATACGTCTTTCCGGAGCACGTTGTATACGATAGATAATAATTGCATCTTCTAGCAATTCTTTTTGTTTGTATACTTTGAATACTGATTCAAGTAACGAATTACCAAACGGATAGTTATTATCTAGACCTTCACTTAAACTAATGTGTACAACATTTGACGCATCAATAGTAACTTCGTTTGTAGAATTTTGAAATCTAGTACCTGGTGTTTGAGCTGCTGCCCCAACCATTCCTCGTCCTTGACCGCCACCGCTAGTATAGCTACCTGTACCACTTGGTGCTGTGTTTGTAGTACCATGTGGAGTAACTGCTACTAAATTCTTAAAATTAAAGTTAATGTCTTTGATTACATATTGTTCAGGAATTTTTCCTTCACTTTCATTAACAATAATTTTAGTAACTTTAGCAGCATCAACATATAGCCATTTCTTAGTTTCTGGATCGCGTACAAAGAAACAATCGCCATACTTAAACGCATTACGTACAATACGGAAAATGCGTGTTTCAAATTGTTGTTGCTTTGTCCATTTTTGAAGTGCGTCTTTGATTAACTTAACTTCAGTTGAGGTTGGCTTGCCACGGAAGTATGTATTAAATGGTGTTGAGTTTTCTTTATCTTTTTGTGTACAAAACTCTGCCAAAATATCTAATGCGGCATTAACTTCACTGTCCATGTCCATTGTGTCATATTGCATATATCGTTCAATACGATTTGGACTACCTGTATATACATCAGGCAAGTACGAACTATAATTTGTACGAGCTGGACCAGCGCGGCCTGCACCACTAATTGGGCTGTACCCTGTGGATTTGTTATTGGCGCTCACTGGTGTGAAATATTTTTTCCAACTCATTTGATGATATCCTGTTATATTGCTTTATGTAAATCGCCACTTAACGCATTTGTCGCTTGTACTTGTGCGTAAGTATTTGACTGCGTTACGGCCGCATGTTTTATCAGCTGTTCTAACTTAGTATTTAAGCTAGCAAGAAGAGTTTCTGCTGATTCTTGAGTTGTACTTGGCTTAGTAGTTTGTGGTTTTTTGGTTTCTTCAGTTGTCCCATTTTTGGCGGCATCGGCTTTTTTCTGCTCTACTTCAGCTGCGATTGCTTTCATAGTGGCTTCACCAGATTTGGAAGCTTCGGAGTTTTTAATGTATCCGCTCTTCTGTTGAGTAGCTTCTGCAATTAATAAATCAGTTTCAGAGCCGTCAAGACTTTTTTGGGTTTCTGCTTTTGCATCTGCTGCTGCTTTGGTATCTAAACCGCGTTTATGCTCATCTAACTTGTTATCTCTTTCTTTGCGATCCTTGTCACGTTTAGAATCTCTTTCAGCACGTTCTT